TTGCAAGAAAGTAGGTGAGGTAACTGAATTTTGGTTTCTCACCTCTGCGCAGAAGCGCTCTACAGATTACAGACATGTTCCTTTAGAACTCTGTGAGGTATGCGCTAGAGAGGCGCTTCAATACTTAGATAAGTTAAATAAGTATAAGAATTTAAAGATAAAAGATATAAAATTATAAATATATTATTTTTATTTATTCTATTATTATCTCTTATTAAGACCATTATATCAGGGGTTTTTGAAAAAAAAAGGGGTGGCAGGCTGGAGGAAAACCTACCACCCCTCCAAGGAAAAAGCAGATGCGACTAACAATAGATAATACACCAGATTTCTTGGCAATCCATGAATTTACAACATATAAAAATAGGGCAAAAGCTCTGGTCTAAAAAGAAAAATTCCTACGGGGAAGTGGTCCGAACTGGAAAAACAGGGTGGATTACTCTCCAAATCTCTGGGAAACTTGAGAGAGTGTGGCATACGGACCTGCGGAAACGTAAACCCAAGGAGCCAGATTTTACTCTTTTTGAAGAACTGGGAATCGAGGATCAACGGAGGGTTCTCAAGGCCAGTAACAATTGTGATTTACCAATTCACGATGTCATGGTGGAACTAGGACTATCGAAAAAATGAAACTACTGCTGATAGAATGGATTGACGCTTCAGTAGTCGGAGACCAGTGGACGGACATCGACGAAGCCCGTTCACTAGCAGCCGACGAATCTTATGTATGTAAAACTGTTGGGTTCTTGATTGCGGAGCAACGAACCGGAACCCCACAGCACACAATTTATCTCACAATGACTGACGGGGGCGAAGAAGTCGGCCCGCAGATTGAGATACCTGTACGAACAATCACTTCACGGAGGGAGATTGATGTTAAAGGACGAGATAGCGAAGAATGTTGAAATGGCCGGTAACAAAAACCTTACCGACCAATTAACACCTGCTCAGATGCGCGACCTCAAAGAGTTTGCAAAGATAGCTAAAAGTGATCCTAGCTTTGTAGAGTCTCACGGTTGGGAGGGTATTGCGAGGTTCTTTCGTAAGAAATGGAAACGAAAGAGACTTGCTGCCAAAACACTCCGATCCAACGTGAGCAAGTTAAATGGCAAACCTTAAACGCCAGATTGACAAGGATCAGGCGAAGGCAGAGGAATTAAAACTCCTTAAAGCTACAATCAAATCCAAAGATAAACTTCTCGACCAGTATGAGAAGCAAATCGAGGACTTGAGAAAAGCCAAGTACCGCCTACCTAAGTCACGTAAAGCACGTTCAAGTAAAGCGGATTACGTTCGTCTTGTAGTCCCCGATACACACGGATGCTTTGCAGACCCCCACGCACTCAGAGCATTCTTAGACGATGCCAAGCACTTAAAGCCCAAAGAGGTAGTGTTACTGGGTGACCATCTGGATTGCGGTGGGTTTCTTGCACAACATCACACGATGGGGTACACCTCCGAGGCTACATACACATACGAGGATGATTGTGCAGCGACCAATACATTCTTGGATGAACTGCAAGAAATATGCCCTGGTGCTGACTTTCACTACCTTGAAGGCAACCACGAACGCCGAATAGAGAAGTATTGTATTACCTCCGCGATGAGGTCCGGTGCCCCTGATATCAAGAAAGAAGCTGAACATTTACGCCAGCTTTATGCTGTAGAAGAAGTCCTTTGCCTAGACAAGAGGAAAATACCGCTTTACCGACAGGGCCAGTTTTATCACGGCCTCGGAGTTCCAGCGACTATTCGATTAGGCAAATGTCATTTCACTCATGGGGTATCAACCTCCATGAACGCAGCTAAAACCCACGTTGAACGCTTTAACGGGAATGTATGCTTTGGTCATACCCATCGCTGTGACAGCTTTACCATCAGAACTGTCTCTCAAGGAGTGATTGGTGCATGGAACCCAGGATGTTTATGTGTCCTTCAGCCCTTGTACCTTCATCAGAATGTGTCAAACTGGTCACACGGATACGGGTTGCAACTGGTTACATCATCTGGTGACTTTCTTCACGTCAACATCCCGATCATCGAGGGGAAAAGCTACTTTGTCTCAGTCGCAGAAAGGCTATCGTGAAAGCATTTGACACACAGGTTGGAGGAACTCATTACTCCAAGTACAAAATACAACCAACAGAATTTTTCATTGCGAACGACATAGGTTTTGCGGAAGCAAATGTTTGCAAGTACATCTTACGTCATCAGGATAAAGGACAGTTCCAAGACATTCTTAAAGCAATTCACTATTTAACAATGATTGTTGAAACGAAGTATCCAAATGAAAAGGAAGTCCAAAAAAGACTCAATCTCGTCTTTGAAAAAGAAGGCGTGGTCGTTGTTAAGCAAGGCAATTCGCCTGGAGTCAGCTAGAAACGGGATATGTGAGTGCGTTACTTGCGGATGCAAGAAGCCTTGGAAGGAAATACAAGCAGGGCATTTTGTTGGAGGAAGGACAAATGGAGTTTTATTTGACGAACGTGGTATCTTCCCCCAATGTTACGCTTGCAATGTATGTCGTCAGGGTATGGGGCCGGAGTATACGGTCTTTATGCTTGAACACTACGGACAAGGTTTAGTGGATGAGTTAATCCAACAACGTCGAGAAGCAGTGAAGTTTACCGCAACAGAATTGAAAGAAATGATTGAAGGCTATAAGCTCAGGATCAAGGAGGCAGGAGGAACATTATGATTGAGATTATTCAGGAATATCGAGTGCTTGTGGTCATCGGAGGGCTAATAGCTCTCGTAGCGGTGAACTGGAATTTAATATCCCCCCTTGTGAGTGGATGGACCTACCGTGTCCACCCAACTACCCCCAGTGACCGGCTTTGTTTGTATAACTCGCTGATAGAAACCCAGAATTTACTGGTTAAATGCGGTGTAGACAGAGATAAATTGGACGAATTAACACTTTCGGAGGTGGGGCGGGTTGCAACCACCGGAGATTATGAGAAAAATACTTAACTCTATCGTTTTCCTTGTACTACTGATTGCCGTACTTGGGAGTTACCCCCCTTCGCTCCCAAGTATGGTGGTCGTAGTATATGAGTCATCAGAAAGCATCCCTGAGCCTTACGTAACGGGTGCTTTAAAGACCCTTTCTTCCGAAGGATTGCAAACTAGGGTTCTCGACAAGGACGTGACTACGGGAGAGGGGGAAGTTCCTTCCCAGGTTCAGGCAGCTATTAAATCAGCCACCCAACTTCCCTCTCTCGTCGTCCTTTCTGGTGACACGGTTATCAGTTCTCAACCCCTCCCCTCTACCTTTGACGGTATCTTGGAGGCTGTGCGATGAAAAAGGTCATCCACGTCAATCAGCACAAGATTAAAGCCAATACCAAGACGGATAAAGCTGATCCGGTTATTACCGTGAAAACCTATAAGTCAAACGACTATTGCTATGAAGCGGTAATCGAAGGTCCATGTAAAGTTGTTTACTCGCCAGATAAACCGCTCTCCTGTGGTGCGAGGGTGTGGATTGAAACAGAGTCAGAGGTAACGTGCATAGATGATAGATAAAAAGCTAATTGACGTAGAGTTTTCATTCGACGGGATGCTCCCAGAGCCTACGCTGGACGAGATGCACTACGCAGGGGCTAAACCTTTCCCCGATAAGTTCTTTATTGAGCGTAGTGAGTGGGATGACCGGATCAACGAACACGAAAAGCATAAGAGTTCAGCCGAGGACTTCTCTGGACGCTTCACTCATCAGGGGAACTCCCATGAATGTGTATGTCATGCTGCTCATCAGGCGTTTATGGTTGCGTACAACCGCCAGCTTGGTGGGTTAGAGCATGAAGTATGGCTATCTCCTTTAGCTCTCTACACCAGAATTACCAATGGTCGTCAGTGGGGTGGGTCAAGTGTCATCGACTCCATGTACGAGATGATTGAGAACGGAATGCTTCCTGAGCATGATGGGCCAGATGGGAAGAATACCCAGTATGAGAAATTCAAACACACCGTACACCAGACTGCTGGTAGGACTGAAGGTTGGTGGCCCACAAAAGGCTGGATCAAGCCAAGAGATTTGCCCAATGGATGGGAAGAAACCGCTGAACACTTTAGGGCTTTAGAGGTTTACACCGTACCAAACAGGCACGCACACGCTTCGGCACTTCTTCACGGGTTTGTGGTGGTAAATGGCCGAAATGGACATTCTATCCCCCATATGAAGATAGTTAAGGAAAACGGAAGGTATTTGTCGAAGTACAAAGACAGCTATAATGTATTTCGATATGACTCAGAACGGTTATGGGGCGGTGGGTATATTATCAGGTCTACCACAACGCCCCATGACCCCACTAATCCAGCGGAATCAACGGATTGAAGGCGAGGGCAGGGAAGCCTTTTTTATTATGAAATACTTTGGAAAGCCTTTAACAGCTTTCCAAAATAGTCGGCAGTTATTAAGACTGCCGAAAATAATTACACGAACAATATGAAATACTACATAAGTTTGTTTATAATTGCCGTTATCGCTGTGGCCGCTTATAAGGCTCCTGAGCCTCCAAAGCCAGTCCCAGTCAAAGTTACACCGCCAGAGCCGATAGGAGCCGTAGGAGCCGAATCTAAGCCTCCTGCGGAGTCCTTTTGACGAACCCGTTAAACCTCGGTCGAGGCGGTGGTTTAGGAGGCGATGATGTGTTGGATTTGGTGGGAAGATACGCCATTTGAAGAACCTGAAGACAGTCCAATTAACGAACACGAACTACTTTAATAAACCTACAGCCCAAGAT